ACGGGAACTGAGTCTAATAATATTGTTATATCAAACACAGGAAGTAATGGAAATAGTGGCGAAATACGCATTGGTACCAATGGAACTCATACAACCGCTTTCTTTCAAGGAATAGCCGGCGTGACTGTCACAAGTACCTCAGCTGTTCTTGTTAATACATCTACAGGTCAATTAGGTACTGTTATTTCATCTGCTCGTTTTAAAGACACTATAAAGGATATGGCCAATTCAAGTTCTGCTCTTTTGAGTTTACGTCCTGTCACCTTTACCTATAAATCAGATACAACAAAACAACAACAATACGGATTGATTGCTGAAGAAGTTGCTCAACTATTTCCAGATCTTGTTGTATATGATAAAGAAGGTAAACCAGAAACAGTACAATATCACTTATTACCATCACTCTTGTTGAATGAGCTTAAGAAAGCGATTAAACGTATCGAAGTCTTAGAAAAGAGAGGAGCATAAGAATGAGCTTACGATTATCCGGTCTTAATCCTCTATCCTATTTAGGGGTAGAGCCGTTGCAGGTTTCCGCTGATGTTGCCTTTGATAGAGATCCTAATTCTAATGATAGTAAAAACTTTATCTTAATGACGCGTTGGCTTAATAAGACAACTCAGACTTATTGGGTATTAGTAAGCTTATCAGGTGGGGTTGCTAATTGGGTACAATTGGCAGCTGGCTCTGGTTCTGTTGATGATATTCATACTGATAGTGGTAATGCTGCTCCTGTTGCTGGTGTTATTAATGAGTTCGGTGCCCATGGAATTAACACTGCGGGTTCTGGCAATACTGTCACCATAGCTATTAATAATGCAATAACTTTAGGTGATCTAGCTCCAATTGCTGCTAATGCGGGAGCGGTAACTGCTCAAACAGGAGACGTTATAATCACTGCCGGCGATCTTACATTACCGAATACAAATACAGCAGCAAATGAGGGTATCATCAAATTCGGTGGTAACCGTTTTGTGAGTAATTACGGTACAAGTAATACTTTTGTTGGATCGGGTTCTGGTAATACAACATTGACTACGGCAAGCGCAGTTGGAAATAGTTCTTTAGGCGCAGGTTCATTAGTTTCGCTAACTACAGGTAATGATAATACAGCTGTTGGATTTGCTACTTTGAATGCGACGACTACGGGAGCGTTTAATGTTGCAGTTGGCGCTAATGCTCTTACTGATACGACTACAGGTGGTAATAATACCGCAGTTGGATTTGGATCAATAGCATCCAACACAACTGGATCAGATAGTACTGCGGTTGGTTATCAATCTTTAGGTGCCAATACTACGGGTACGGGTAATACGGCATTTGGTTCTGGAGTTCTATCATCCAATACTACCGGAGACAACAATACCGCCTACGGGTTTGATGCTTTATCCGCAAACATAACCGGATCAGATAACGTAGCAATCGGTGCTAATGCATTAGAAAATAATGATGTATCGGACAATGTCGCAGTTGGATCCGCCGCATTGAAAAATAATACTACCGGAACGCATAATACCGCTATAGGTACATCTGCTCTTCAATCAACAGCTACTTCAACAGATAACACTGCTGTCGGATATCAATCGTTATCCAATGCATTAGCTGGGGGATTTAATACTGCTGTCGGATCACAATCTCTTGAAGCTCTTACAAGTGGAACTAATAATACGGCTGTCGGAGCCGATGCACTCAATAATAATGTGAGTGGCGCTAACAATGTTGCAGTTGGTTCATTGGCCCTTTCTTCTGTAACTACAACATCAGGTAATACTGCTATTGGTGCATCTGCTTTAAGCACAGCACTTGGTACTGATAATGTTGCTGTTGGATTTAGGGCTAATGGTTCAAGTAGCACAGGCCTTGAAAATGTGGCTGTTGGTGCAAATGCAATGCAAAATGCTTCCACAGCTCGTGATTGTGTTGCAGTTGGATTTGCTGCGCTTAATCAAAATACAGTTACGGATGCACTAGTTGCTGTCGGACATGGGGCTCTTGGTGCAAATACTACCGGTATAAGTAATACAGCAGTTGGTGATGAATCGGGGGCTAATATTACAACTGGTGGTCACAATACATCAGTTGGTGATAATACATTACATCTTCTTACAACAGGAAGTCAGAATACTGCTGTGGGGTCTGAAGCTTTAGATGGCATTACGACTGGTAGTCATAATGTTGCTCTTGGTGATGGAGCCGGTGGAAGTTATACCACTACTGAAAGCAGTAATATTGTTATCGGTAACGATGGAACCATTGCTGATGCCAATACTATTCGTATCGGAACCGAGGGTTCTGGAGCTGGTCAACAAGATAAATGTTTCATAGCTGGTATAGCGGGTGTAACAGTAAGTAATCTTAACTTAGTTACTATAGATACTACAACCGGACAACTTGGCTCAGAAGCAAGTGGTGGCATGACAAGTAGCTTTCATACAGATAACGGAACTGCTACTCCTTCTGCAGGTGTAATAACATTTACTGCTATTCCTGCCGGCGGAACTATGGAATTTACTGGTTCTGGTTCTACGGTAACTTTAGACTCTACTGATGCTCATAATAACGTTGGATTAGGAGCTGGATCTCTTGCCTCATTAACTGGTACAACAAATAATAATACAGCTGTGGGTGTAAATGCACTTCATAGTAATTCAACTGGGACTGATAACTCTGCTTTTGGATTGAATGCTTTGGATGGTAATACGACCGGAGGAGCAAATACAGCAGTTGGCTTGGCAGCTTTATCAACAAATACTACGGGATCAGATAATACAGCGGTGGGACATGCAGCTTTGTCTTCCGCAACGACAGCTAATAATAACACAGCTGTTGGTGCTGGGGCTTTAGCGCAGAGTACGACCGCAACTCAGAATACTGCCATAGGTGCTGATGCTTTAAATTCTTTAACTACAGGCAATCAGAACACAGCTATTGGATTTGAAGCTTTAGATAGTATAACAACCGGGGCTGACAATATTGCTATCGGGGAAATATCTGGATCTGCTTTAACCGCAGGCGATAGCAGTAATATCGTGATTGGTAATAATGGGGTTGGTGGCGATAACAATACTATACGTATAGGAACCCAGGGTTCTGGTGGATCACAACAGAATAAATGTTTTATAGCGGGCATTACTGGTGTTACGGTCTCTAATAGTAATTTTGTGACTATTGATACTACTACAGGTCAATTGGGAGCCACAACAGGGGGATCTGAAGCAAGTAATTTTATTACTGATTCTGGAACTGCCACTCCATCTGGAGGTAATATAACTTTCTCAGGATTAAACGGCGGTGCAACTCTAAAATTCTCTGGAAGTGGCGCTACAGTTAATTTAAATACGTCTGATGGAAATAATAATACCTTTATAGGGATTCTATCGGGAAATAATACATATACTGGTCTTAATAATGCGGGATTTGGAGCAGCGACTCTTGATGCATTAACGAGTGGATCTCAAAATACGGGTATTGGCCATCAAGCAAGTTCAAGTGTGACGACCGGTGATTATAATACCGGTGTTGGTAATAGTGCGTGTGGTGGCGTTACTACTGGAACTGGTAATACCGGTGTTGGTAACAGTGCTTGTGGTGGTGTTAGCACTGGGGATGGAAACACAGCTGTTGGATCAAATGCTTTAGCGGGTCCCGGTCCAATAACGGGGGCTCATAATATAGCTATTGGTCAGAATGCAGCAAGTGCTTACACTTCAACTGAAAACAGTAATATCATCATTGGTAATGTTGGTGTAGTTAGCGAAACAAATACCATAAGAATAGGTACTTCTGGTAGTGGTGATAGCCAACAAAATAGATGTTTTATCGCAGGAATTAGTGGTGCTACTTCATCGGGTGGCGTTGGTGTATTCGTAAATGCATCTGGTCAGCTAGGAACGACTACTTCATCTATACGTTATAAAGAAAATATTAAAGATCTTAGAGATGGTTCTGATATTTATAAATTACGTCCAGTATCATTTACCTATAAGTCGGATCCAGCAAAGCGCGTGACATTAGGATTAATTGCTGAAGAAGTGGAAAAAGTAATACCTGGATTGGTAATATATAATAATGAGAATCAGGTAGAAACAGTTAGCTATCAGGAATTGCCAATACTTTTACTTAAAGAACTACAAAGACAACAACAAACAATACAGCAATTACAACAACGATTAGATAAGTTAGAGTCAAAGAAGTAATTATATAAATAATCCCCCTGCGATCTCTTAAACAGGGGGATTCGAATCATGCCATGACTTATAAAACTGGAGGTTGGATCAATAGAAGTGATAGCATTGAAATCAATGAGAATAACAACATGATGGTTCCTTTCGAGTTTGCTACTATAGATTAATGAGCTTATCCAATTCACTTATGTCATCTTTATTCTTATATAACCTTAAGCACATTTCTATAAACTTTTGATCGATATATAAATGTTCGAATGCTTTTTCTAGAACTTCTCCCATTCTCTTCCATGAGGGTGCTTCACTATCAGGTGATGTCTGGATATAGATCTGTATTCCCTTCTCTTCTTGGAAGATCCATATAGCTCCATGAACGTCCTTATTAAAGTGGGTGGGGACGCTATATTTCACATCTGACCCATGAAATCTTGTCTTGGTCACACTAACTCCTTTTATGGTTATTTACTGTTCATACTCTCTTTAATATTACGGATCTGCTTGACGGTAGCCTCGTAATATTTAGCGGGTATTTCCCCTATTTTTTCTATCTTCAATATCTCGAGTATGCGATCGTGTATTTCTGGATAACCATCAAGTTCGTAAATGATATTACTTGCTTGCGTACTATTTATGAAGACTTCAGGCTGTTTTGGTGTATTTGTGGGTGCTGGCGTTGGTGCTGGCGTTGTGTAAGTTGGTTTACGATAATCACCGTCGTCATCGATCGTATCATTGCTTATAGTTATACCAAGTAATGACATCAACGAGTAACGGCGATAATATGTCAATGCAGAGCCATATGCTTGGTGTTCGTTGGGAGACTTTAATACAATCACCTTCTTGCGCGATTCTATCCATTGCCCAGATTTATGCATAAGAATCGTGTGGAGAATGGTTGAACTATCTTGAAGGACTCGCTCTTGCTGAATAACACAAAGACTATTCTTGGTCAAAATTGGCCTAAGCTCATTCATAATGGCATCAATATCTGCATACTTATAATTGTGGCCCTTGCGATTTTTGCCGATTTCTGGAAATTCGCTTTGGGCAAGACATAAAGCATTGGCAAGTTCATTGAGTTGGATAGAAGAATACTCACCATTGAATATTCGTTCTGTTCGGAGATATTCTAGCTTTTGTCCCAAGTTACTTATTGAGGCATCAATATCGCTTAATTGTTGTTGTAAGTTTTCCATCACATATCCTTTTTGTAGATTTTGTTTAACCAATAACAACCAAACATCAATACACTAAAAACAAACCCAACAAAACATATACTCTTCATCACTTCAGGCGGAACTTCTTTGTAGTTATCACACTTTGTAGAATACCTACCATCAACATGGCCAATCTTTTCCCTTTCTCCACGAAGATTATGGTATTCATCAGCGGCGATTCGGACTATACGTCGTATTTCTTGTTCACTTAGTTGCATGTTTGGTCTCTTGTTTTACTTCCACTTCTCCATAAATTTCTTTGATAAGATCTAATATTTTCGGGTCGGTTACTTCTATGACCTTAACGGTTTCTTTGTTTTCCATAACAACTCCTTGTGTTATATTTTAAACTTAATTACATTATATAACACAATTAAATAAAATCAACTATTGATATTAAGTAAATTTTGTATATTATATTTCATAAATGGTATCTATACCTGAGGAGATAGTATGCATACTGCAGAAAAGATACAAGATGTGCGAACAAGGCTGCTTACTTTGTTACACAAACGCCCAAAATCAAGCCGTGAAATTGCTCTGGAGATAGGTGTATCGTCCCTGGTGATTTCACGGTTTCTACGGGGAGAGACAACACCTAACTTGAAATCATTACTAAAAATAGAAAACTACTTAGAGGGAAATAGTATTTAACATTATTACTATAAGGGACACGATATGATGTATATTTTCTTTGTTGCTTCACTCATTATGGCGCCCATCATGGCAACTACTAATGTCTTCCTTCCGGATGAGATTGTGGTGCCGACTCCAAAGCCTAAACGCCCGGTGCCGTTTGTCTTTAAAAGGGTCTTAAGGAAGATCAATGTTACCAACACTTATGCGAGATAATATCTATCTAGAATTTTACGGTATCGATATTTATTCTTTTACATTGGCTGTGATTGTATTTTTTTCAGTCAAGCTGATATACGAATGGCTTAAGTAGCTCATCAAAACGCGCGTCTGGGGATAGCAATATCTCTGGATGCGCTTTATTATTATTTAGAATCTTTAGTACAGTTGGCCTGGTAAATGGCATCCCAGGCCTTCTTTTTTGTTGACTAAAAAAATAGCCATTGGTAGCTTTCTTGTCGAAAGTGGCCAATGGCTCAGAACTTTTACCATAGAGAATTTGTAAAGCGTCCACTCTATGATGTTTAACAGAGGTTGCATAGCATAAGAATGGTTCAACATTCTTATTTAGCACAAAAAATGCATAACCCAAAAGATGAATGACAATTAATAAACGAAAGTATAAAAATACAGACGAAAATAAATGTATCATCGAGAGGATTGATGACAATTAATAGTAATGAATATAGTTTAAAAAATCATACACGTCAAGTTTTAGAGAATGTCGGTTTCCATAGTGCAAACCGTAGATTAAATTCTATTGGCAACAAGGTTCGCAGAAGAAGAACAATTCCTGTAAAAAGATGGAACGAGTTGCAGCCAGTTCCAGAAAGCGCACTGCTTACATCCCGGTTGTCCACTCTATCGAGCGTTCTTACAGCATCAGAACGAGTACTATTGAATATCATGATAGAGTGCGACAACCGTTATCCGGTTATCTACGTTAGCCAAGAAACACTTGCTGATTATGTGGGTATAAGTCGCCAGCATGTTAATAAGTCATTACATGCCTTAGAAGCAAAGGGCTTGATAGCTATTAACTATCGCCACATGAACTCTTGTATCTACAAGATATCGTCAGTTTTCCATCTTAAAGAGATCCGTGATCGTCTCAAGAATTACCTCCCATCATTGAATAGTCTTTACATCACCATGTTAGTCCCACTCATGTTTTCAGTGTGTAATTATTCCAGGTTCAAACATAGAAAGACGACACAATTATATAAAGAACAGAATGTTATTTATAACAATACAACAACAACTGTAAGTCATACACGGAGCGATACAATGTCCGACCAGGCAAAAAAGACCAGAGTTAGTATTCCCGGTTTAATCTTCACTGAACAAGAACAAGATCAGATTGATCAGTACTCAGACAAAACCATTTCCTATGCAAAAGAGGTGTTTTACAAAGCAAAGAACATCAACAATCCAACCAGATTCTTCTTGGGGATATGTAGAAAACATGCGAATGGGTTGTTGTTTGATAATAAAAAGGGTGGTGGGTTTGTTTCACCTACGTTGCAACCAAATAAACCAGCAGATGTTGGTTCAAGAACTTCATCAATGGGAAAGACGGATGCAATTCCGTCTTACATGAAGCCACAACCACAATTGCAAGAAAAAGTAGAGTATCATCCGGTAGAAGAGTACTACCGATCAGAGTTGTTACGAGAAACACCGAAGTACAAACGAGCAGTTGCTATCTTGAAGTACCATCCGGATAATCCATTTGCCTCGCACATGACTCGTTTAGGTCTTCCCCTTACCTGTGATCCCAAAATACTGGCAGCGATGAGGGAACGTGAAAGGTTATGCCACTTTCAAGGACAGAAGTCGTGCCCTATGAATACCCAACCATCCAAGGATTGTGCCTTTGCGGAGTTGTTTAATCCAGCAGAAGATGCGTCAAATTTGACTCAGGAGAAACAAAATGACGTCTTTTGATATGGAACACCGGGACAAAGAAAATCTTTCGTCTAATGACAACGTCTTTGGTTTTTCAATACCGGGCGATCCTATACCTTTACAAAGGGCGCGACATGGTAATAAGATGACGTGGGATCCGCAAAAGCAGATCAAAGAAGAACTACGACAGCGATTTACACACTATTATCCCAATCATGTACCATGGGAAGGTCCTTTAGGTCTTGAGGTAACCTTTTATATGAAAGTTCCTATTTCACTAAGTCCTAAGAATGCCCAGGCAAAATACAATAAACCTCATATTTTTAAGCCAGATTTGAGCAATCTGATTAAATTTGTTGAAGACGCTTTTAATGGGATTTTGCACAAAGACGATAGCTTATTTGCTAAGATAACTGCTTCAAAAGTATATACCCATTTAAAGCCACGAACTGATGTAGTTATACGAAAGATAGAAAAATGAGTATATTGATTATGTATGTTTTGGCGTTAGTGGCTCCTTCTGTTATTGATATTCAGGAGACTTCTATGAACGTGGAGAGAAAAGAACCTTCATTTATATCAATTGAAGATAATTGGCATAGATGTATTTTCGAAGAAGTAAAGTTGAAAGATGAATAAAGTAATTAATTTTGAAGATATTAGAGATACTATTATTGCTGAGCTCAAAAACCCAGAGCGTAAATTTGATATACGAGAACCAGTAGTTCTATTTGAAGGTGTTGTTGATATGCCTTTCTTTAAAGAGATATCAAGTTCTCCTCATTTTAGCGGGGCTACTGTTCCCATGATTATGCTTATAGGCAAGAGCGGCCAGCTCTATTTTTTATCCCTCAAGGTTATCTTGCCGGATCTGATATTTTAAGGGGTTAAAACTATGCAAAAAAAAAAGACAGAGAGAACAGGAAAGCCCTACAAATTCGGATAAAAAACTACCTTCATTTACGTATATCGAAGATAATTGGCACAGATGTGTCTTTCAAGAAGGAAGGCCAAACGATGAATAAATCAGTTCTTTCAATTCATTCTATCAGTAAAAAATGTCAAAAGTGCAGTTCTGATTTTTTTGGCAATGAAAGTCATGACAGAATATATATAGATGATTTTAATGGCGATATTTACTGTTATAAATGCTACCAATCTTTTTCTGGATCGGGCAAGAAGTTTTCAGTTCAATTTATATTCAAGCCTACGTCATTCGAAAAATACGAACAGTTTCCCAACCAAATGTGTTATGGATGTGAAGACTTTATTAAGAGGGCCTCAGACAACTTCAAGAATATGGAAGATTTTCCAAAAAACAGAGAGAGGAAATATCTTATAGATTGTTATTACCCTTCCTCTAATAAAAAAGTATTTAATACTTCTTTCTGTGTCGATTCGTTTATAGGGTTTTTGATGGGGAGTATTACGCTGAAAGATAAAAGGATTTAGAAATGGCTTTTAAAAAAAAGACAGAGAGAAATGAAAAAAGGCAATTAAATCCACCGAGTATTCTAACAAAGTGGCGTCCAAACTACGATCCAACCGAGCAAGAGATGGAAAGACTCGCACAAGAATTGTTGGACTGGAGTGATACAAAGGAAGCTCTAAAAATGTCTCAGTTCCATTCCTTTAAGGCGATTGACCATACCACGTACGATAAATGGTGCGACAAATATCCAGTATTTGGGAAAGCACACGAAGTTGCTTTTGTCAGAGTGGCAAATAATAGAGAAATTGGTGCACTTACAGGGGAGTTAAACTCCGGTGTTGTATTGGCTACCATGGGAATGTATGACAAGAGCTATCGTAGTTACTGGAAATGGAAAAAACAGGTATGCTCTAAAGATCAGACAAAACAACAAGATATCAAGGTCGTTATAGAAGCTGTGCCTCACAGTGATAAAGTACCGAAGATGGAAGATTGATGATAAAACATACGCCACATTGTCCTGCGCAGATTGCTTTCACTAAAGCAATCAGATCCCTCACACAAGAGCAAAGATATCAGCATGACAAAGACATAAAAAAAGCACGGCAAGAATACGGCTTACGCACAAATGATGACTTCAGTGTTGATATAATATGCACGGAAAAGTTGACTGATTCACAGGTAGATGATCTATTTAGTAAGTGTGAAGAGATACAAAAGAAGTATGGATTTCCAACTATGGATGAAGAAGAAGTTTTGTGCCTTTGTGGACGTTTGAGTAAAATTGGGACTACATGATGTGCCGCTGTTGTTTAGGTAAACTCGCTGAACAAGAGCAACAGTTCGTTTCTCAGTTTTATAGTCCATGGGTTCATGAGTGGACACACCAAGTTGAATCGTTATTAGAAGAATATAAGAGACAGTGTGATGAGTGATTCATATAAATACCATTACCAACCATCAATAGCATGGAAACCGTTAACCACTACCAGACATCTGGAAAAGAAAGAGGGCGTTTATTATCTCTTGATGCCATCTGATGATTTTCCTGAGGGACACATGTTTCCTCGGGTTCTTCATTGGCAACAGCAAAACAGAGAATGGTTTCTTGATGGATTTTTAAGTGCTAAAGATAAGGACGTGCTCAAGTTCGCATATTTCTGTAAAATAGACTTTCCAGGTGAGTATCGCGAATATCCTATAAATCCTGCTTATTGTGGAGATCATTGTGAACGACTGTCAGCCTCACTGCGAAGCACGAAAAACGTTTGAATGTGCGCTCTATGAAGACGAACATCGGGCCATGCAGTTTATTAAAAAGATGCGTACGGTACGACAAGAAGAAGCGAAGCAGGATCTCGATGATCTGTTTAAGGAATACGGCTATCCTTCTTGGCAAGAAATAGAAAAGATGTGTACGTGTGGTTATTTTAAGAGTAAGCAATGAAAGAGTGTAGTTTTTGTGGAGTTAATCTCACTAATATTCCCGATGATTATGATCTTCCTGTTTTTTGTTATTCTTGTTATGACCTTATGAGTCAAGAAGAACTCGAAGCATGGGAGAATATTCAATGAGCCTTTCAAGCAATCAGCAACAGTTTGTATTAGACGTTGCCAAATTAATAAGTTTTATTTATGAATCTGGTTATTTCTGTACCTTTGGAGAAGCTTACCGAACCAAAGAACAGGCGATGATCTATGCCAAAGAAGGTAAGGGGATAATAGATTCACTTCATTGTCAACGGCTTGCTATAGATTTGAATATCTTCGATAACAAAGATAATTTTCTTACGCAGTTAAAAGATTATGAAAAGTTTGGTGTTTATTGGGAAAGTATTGATCCCATAAATAGGTGGGGGGGCAGATTTTCTCGTCCAGATGCAGATCATTTTGAACGTAACTATAAAGGATAATTATGGAAATGAAACAACAAGCACTAACCTTAATGTGTGATGTTTTAAAAGCCGTTGTTAATTTGAGCTTAGAGGCACTTAAAGTAGAAGACGTTGATCTTTATAACAGCCTCATGAAGATTCACGATGATATCGTTACTACTCATTTACCTTCTCTTTACAGTAACAAGCAAAACAGCCAAGAATAATGTCAGAGATCGTTGTTAAACTTGATAAGTTTAAGCCACGCTTCTATCAACTTCCCCTTCTTGATGCTATTGAAAACAAGGGGTATAAGCGCGTCTTTGCGGTTATGCCCCGACGAAGCGGCAAAGACATCACGGCATTTAACATCTGCATTCGCCAGTGTTTAAGTAAAGTATGCGTGGTGTATTATATCTTCCCCACTTATAGCCAGGCTAAGAAGGTTATTTGGGACAGTATTACCACTGACGGTGAGCGCATCCTTGATTTTATTCCTGAACAGCTCATTCAATCTAAAAACTCTCAGGAAATGAAGATCTGGTTTAAGAATGGATCTTTGTTACAATTGGTGGGATCTGATTCTTATGATTCGTTAATGGGTACTAACCCTATTGGATGTGTGTTTTCTGAATATGCGTTACAAGATCCGCAAGCCTTTAAGTATCTTTCTCCTATTCTTCGCGCTAATGGCGGTTGGGCTATTTTCCTTACGACCCCGCGAGGTAAAAACCATGCCTGGGAATTGTTTAAGCTTGCACAGTCTGCGCCAAATTGGTTCTGCTATCGTCTCACGCTTGATGACACCCAGCATGTATCATTATCAGAAATTGATGATGAGCGAAGATTGGGATTAATATCGGAAGATCTTATCCAACAAGAATATTACTGTTCATTTGAGATGGGTGTAGAAGGCGCCTACTATTCTAAGTATATCGATAGCCTTCGCTTTAAGAACCAAATTGGGCCGGTGCCGTGGAATCCCTCACACAAAGTCCATACCGCGTGGGATCTCGGAGTTAGAGACAACACTTCCATTATCTTCTACCAAACTTTTGGACAATCTATTAACATTATTGATTACTATGAGAAGAACAAAGAAGGCCTTGAACATTATATACAAGTGCTTCAATCTAAGCCTTATACTTATGGTAAGCATATTGCTCCTCACGATATTGCGGTTCGTGAATTTGGTTCGGGCATTACCCGTCTAGATAAAGCACGCCAACTCGGCATTAACTTTACGATCTCAAACGATGCAAGTCTTATGGATGGTATTGAGCAAGTTCGTTCTAATCTTCCCAGAATGTGGTTTGATGACGTGCGATGCTCAAAGCTGGTCACAGCTTTGGAGAACTATCGCCAAGAATATGACTCCAAGAAGAAAGTTTACAAAGCTCATCCTCTCCATGATTACTATTCACATGCGGCAGACGCTATGAGATACTTATGCGTCTCTTTGTCCAAAGTGAAAGAAGGGGCAAGCGCTGAAGATATTGAGCGGCGATATCTTGAGACTCGCATGGGATCACAAGCAAATTTACCTTCATTTTTCAGAGATGATTTTAGATAAGGAATATTAATGAGTTTTTTACGCAGGATTTTGGGTATTCAAGAATTAGTTGATGCTGTCTTTATGTTGGGCAAAAAAATAGAAATTAATGAAAGATTTATTGATGCGCTCTTTAAGACTCAAGAAGATCAACAAGCTAAAATAAAAGAATTAGAGATGGTGCTTAAAAATGCAATGAACTGTTCAAAGAAAAAACCAGGAAGAAAACCAAAGGAAGGCAGTGTTAAAGAACAAGAATCGTGATATTACATTACATCTTCCCGAAGAACTCTTTAAGGATCTTCAAAAGATTGCCGATGATAGTAATAGGCCACTAGCGCAAATGCTGACCGATTGGTCTGAAACTATTGTTAATACTATCGAGTACGGTTCGAACGTGTTTTATTGCGATAATTGTGAAGAACATTATTTCTTTAAGGGATTCTTTTTAGAATCGGAGTGTCCTAACTGTAAGGAATAACTATGAAGTGGAATAAAGTTATCTGCATAGAAGACATACCAAAGAAGAAAGACATTCTACTTGCCTATAGTGATCATCCTAGGTATACCATTATGTATTATGATCACTCTGACAGATTTTGGACTACTAACGGTCACGAAGTATCAGATGAATATATATTAGATACTTTTAGTCATTGGACTGCTATTTATGGACCTCGATAATAGTTCAACTTGCCCCTTTTTAGTAACTAATCCTATACTATCCGTGAGTACAACAATTTTTTTGAAAGGATAGTAGCGATGCTTTTCCCTCAGCTTGGCCCCAAATATTATGATGAAAAAGATCGGGGCATTTGTGAACGAATGGAAGTCTTTTACTCTCAGGCAATTACTATAAATCAGGCTTTTTGGGGTGAGGCCGATACTGATACTCGATTCGAATGTGGCGACCAGACATTGTGGAATGATATCTATGGTAACCTTCCTTCTAATCGTCGCCAGCAATTCAATTTCAATCGCATTCGTCGTGTCTGTAACATGGTAGATGGCCAGCAACGACGCAGTCGTAAGTCAATGGTGGCGACGCCGAGAGAAAACGGTAATGCAGACACAGCAGATCTTTTTTCTAGCATTTTTTCTTTTCTTGGTGATCAGGGAATGTATGAAACAATATCAGAAGCATTCCACGGTGGCGCATTAGTAACGGGCATGAATCTTTTAGAGGTCTGGATGGACTACCGTCAAGATCCGATCAATGGTGATATTCGCATTGACAATAATAACTATAATGCCTTTCTTATAGACCCATTCTTTAAAAAGAGAGATCTTTCAGACTGTAACGCTGTCTGGAGAAGGCGTTATATAACCAAGCACGAAGCACTATCATTATTTCCTGATCGCGCTGAAGAAATTGTATCATTACCTACAAGCGATCCGGGTAATGGACGTGATGGCAAATTCCAATACCTTCCTGAGTCGTTCAATTATGGCTTTGTTAATCTTATTACCTGTGACAATTTCTATTATCGTGACTTTAGAACACAGAAGATGCTTGCAGATTCTCAGACGGGTGAAGTGACTGAGTGGACGCTTGATGATAATGATCGCTTAAAGCATTTCTTATCATTGTATCCCCAAGTTACGGTTATTGAACAAGAAATTCCTACCGTCAGATTAGCCATTGTTCTCCAAGGTAGAGTATTTTACGATGGTCCAAATCCAATGGGTATAGATACTTATCCGTTTGTTCCGGTTATGGGTTATTACAATCCACAGCTTCCCTATTTCCCGTGGCGGGTTCAAGGCGTTGTCCGTGGTTTGCGTGATGCGCAATATCTCTATAATCGTCGTCGTATTATTGAACTCGACATCTTAGAGTCTCAAATCAATTCTGGTTGGAAGTACAAAGAAGGCGCTCTTATCAATCCAAAAGATGTCTTCTTGAATGGTCAAGGTCGTGGTCTTGCTCTTAAAGATGAAGCAAACATGACCGATGTTGAACAAATACAACCGCCGCAAATACCACCATCAATGATCCAACTTTCAGAGTTATTAGCTCGGGAAGTTATGGAAATATCTGGTGTAAATGAAGAGCTTCTTGGTTCAGCTAATGATGACAAGGCTGGCGTTCTTGCAATGTTACGTCAAGGTGCCGGACTTACTACCTTACAGATCCTTTTTGATCAACTTGATTATTCACAGAAACTTCTGGGCAAAATTGTTATTGATCTGGTTCAAAAGAACTGGACCCCCGCAAAAGTAAGTAAGGTTACACAAAAGGAAATAACTCCTGAATTCTACAATAAGCTTTTTGGACAATACGATGTGGTAGTAGAAGATGGTTTAAATACTTCAACCCAACGTCAAATGCAATTTGCTCAAGCACTGCAATTGCGTGAACTTGGTGTTCCGATACCTGATCAATTCTTGGTAGAAGCAGCTACATTACAGAATAAAAAAGATCTTGTTGAGCAATTACAACAGCAGCAACAACAACAACAACAAATGCAGCAGATGCAAATGCAATCAGCTATGGCACAACAACAAGCTGAAACCGAACTCACACAAGCGCGTGCAATTGCTGATAGAGGTCTTGGACTTGAGCGTACAAGCCGTGTCGAAGAAAATAAAGCATTGGCAATCGAACGTCGTTCTGCTGCGCTTAAAGATCAAGATATTGCATTCTTGAATCTGGTTAAGGCATTGAAAGAGATAGACACTATCGATCTGAACCACATAGAAAAGCTCTTGACGCTTGCCAATGTTATGAAGCAAACTGATACCAAAATAAATCAACCTATGGTGAGCACCAATAATGATTTAGTGAATAGACTCACCCCGCAGAATGTATCTGCACAAGGGTAGTTAGAGGCACAACCTTGTCCTTTAAGGGACAGTTTCTACCAAAGGAGCCAACAATGGCTAAACGTTATCATCAATCTTTCCGTGACAGAATGCATGAACATGATGCGATGGAACATAAGAGAGCTTCTATGCGCGGCGATACTAATCCTACAATGATGGATCCACGACGACGCATGGAGATGGAAGATTCTGGTATGATCTCAGAAGATCATTCAGCTGTTGCTAACCTTCCACAACAACAAGTTTACCGTCCTTACGGCTACAGCTATAAGTGGACACCTGAAGTTATTGATGACACTATTGCAGGTGTTGATCGTCAAGAAAACAATGACAACAGCATCAAGATGAGAGATTTCCACCCAGGCAAGATTGCTAAGTAAGGTATGACATGGCAATGCCCAGGCCTTCTGGAAAGGCGTCTAAGATTGCTTTTGGTATTATTGGCGTACCACCCGCTTTGCGTGTCACGCGTGGCAATAAGAAGCTTGGTAAGATCCAGGCGTTGTTGCGTCAGCAGGACAACATGCGTATACGATAGGAAGTCGATGAAAAACAAAAAGTGGATTCAAGCAGCTTTAAACCCAGCACATAAGGGCGAGTTGCATGAAGAGCTTAAAGTGAAGAAGGGCAAGAAGATACCTATGGCCAAATTAAATGCTGCGGCAAAAAAAGGCGGCAAAGTAGGTAAACAAGCTCGTCTTGCTAAGACATTACGTAAGTTACGCAAAAAGTAATTTTGGTTTCATATGCGGCGGTAGAGATCTAGCGGCCTCTACCGCCGCTCCAAACTGAGGTGTAGTATGAAAGATAAAAAAGAGAAGAAAAAAAAACAAAAAAAAGTAAAAATTGTTATGGAAGAGTATAAACGTGGTGAGCTACCTATTGGTAAAAGTAATAGAAAAGTTACTAATCCTAAGCAAGCTATTGCGATTGCTCTTTCAGAAGCGCGTAAAGTTGGGAAGAAATAAATAACCCATTTTCGCTAGGGAGGCTTATATGAACACTAGATTAGTTGTTGTGATGTCATTAATGACGTTACCAGCTCTTGCCGATACAACACTTCCTGTAAATACAATATCAGATGTTGTTCAACATCCTGACGTCACTAAGCTTATTGATAAACGAATCAAAAAGAAAAAGGAGTCGTCGTTGTATAGAATAGGTGTCTCGGCAGGTGTTTCGGCATTAGTTTCGGTTGTGTGCTCAGCGGTAACAACACGTTTGATGTCGTAAATCTAGGATTTCGTATGAGAATAAATAGGTATCTTCTTGGTTTAGTGGTTGTTCCTGTTGTTGTCTATTCTTGTTGTTGGCGTCCTACTACGCCAGTAGACGATGTGCCAGCTCCTCTCTTTAAGAAGAGAAAACTGGTTCATTATATTAATACTTCCATAGTTCAGCGGCAGCCCTCAACTCCTCCTCGTGTATCCGTATTAGCAGCACGAACGAGAAGCGAACCGTCGATATCCCCATTTTCTCCTAGAAGTCCAGATATTCAGAGATAAGATAGGCTTCATTCTCTCCTTCAAATCCTCAAGGATTAAATCGCCATATGTGTTTAAACTTTTGCACATATGGCGATTTTTATTTGTATATGCTATTTTCAACGCAATCAAAGAGGAGTTTTTGATGACTGAAACAGTAAAAAGTACTATTGGCTCTCAAATTTATGATCATCTGGTTAAATCGGCTGATACATATCAAGTGCATATAGCAGATCTTCAACAAGAAATTCAAAAGAAGTGGCCTGAAAAGGTTGGTGCGTTTTTTAATCATTATTCTGTTGATGGAGTATGTGCCGAATCTCCTACGTGCGATTGCGCTACTACCTGGGGATTCATGAATAAGCGTGGCGCTATTCAAGGCGATTTTTATTTAGAGATACTACTCAAATCCGAGAAAGCGTTATCAAAAGGTACTACCTTTAATGCCAAGTTTATTAAGCCAAGAAGAAGTTGCCCTACTCCCTTTTATGATCAGACAGTGTATGGATATGATTCTAGTAAAAAGAAATATGAATTACTGTGGTCGATTCCTGATTGGGTGACTTGTGAGTTGATGGAAATGAATAAGGGCAAAGTTCCTCCAAGTGAATATCAGTTATTGGAATTTGTATTAAAGTATAAAGACGGAAGTCTTCTCCATGAATGTAAAAAGTTGAATGGTGAGTATATAAAAGATAAAAAGGACGCATATGGAAAATCAACCGGAACAAGTAGTTCAGGAATCATCACAACCGACTGAGCAAGTGGAACAACAAGAAGAAGTTGTTCAAGAACAACAACCCGATACTTCTCACAAGATTCAAACCAATAAAGAAGAGAACCTTCGTTTGATTCGCATGAAAGCAGAGCAAGCGGATCGCCTTCAAAAAGAACGTGACGATGCTTTGTTTAGACTTCGTGAATACGAAGCTCGTTATAATCAACAACAACCGCAACAACCGGTTGATGATACCTTTAATGTTGACGATGATGGATTGGTTGAAGGTAAACATCTGAAAAAGATGTATAACCAGATGAAGAAGTTGGAAGCACAATTGAGCCAACAAACACAAGCTTCAACATCAATTGCAGTAGAAGCACGCCTTAAGGCACAATTTCCTGATATTGATGCGGTTCTTTCTAAAGAGAATATTGAAACATTACGAGCTACCGAGCCTGAACTTATGCAGACACTTGATTCGGATACCAATTCGTATACAAAGCTGGTGACTGCCTACAAATTTATCAAGAATTCTGGTATCTATAAGGATTCTGATATGTATAATAAAGATATTGAAAGAATTCAAAATAACGCTAGAAAACCTAAACCACTTTCTAGTATTGCCACCCAACCGGGAAACTCTCCTTTGACGAGCGCTAATGCTTTTGCCAATGGATTAACACCCGAGCTTAAGAAAAAGCTGGCAGAAGATGTTGCACGGTATCGTGGCGGGGCAATGTAAGTTCTTCATTACTTATTCCTTTTTTCCCTCACAGCTTTCCTCCAGGCTGTGAGGGATTGATTTTTTAAATATTGTATTCATACTCTCAGTGAGCAGTATCAGGAATTCGCTCTTCCTAAAAGGCTGTAAAGCACACTCGCCATGTGTAGGCTGAAACGTAATCTCGCCAATTACTGTCGCTAACATTTTTTAAACGTTAATACATAAGTGAGGCCACACATGGCTATAACAACCACTTCGGTATTGCCGGCGCCAGTACAACAAAGCTTTTCTTATAAATTATTATCTGTCCCAGTACCGAATATGATTCACTGTATTCCAGCGATGCTAAAACGCATGCCACGTAATGGTGGTACAACGCTGAGAATGCGTCGTTACAACCCTTTAAATACAGCAACAGTTCCATTGGGAAATACGGGTGTTACACCTCCAGCTCAAACACTCACTGCTGTCGATATAGATGCTACTATTTCATTTTATGGCACATATGTGATCTTGAATGAGCAAGTTACCTTGCAAGACCAAGATCCAGTTCTTAATGAATGTGCTGCTCGTCTTGGCGTTTCATTGCGTCAAACAGAAGATGAGTTGACTCGTGATATGTTGGCAGCGACAGCGGCATTCATTAACTGCGTTGGTGGTGTTAATGGTGATAACCCAACAGAAATTACTCGTTCTGATGTTGACGGTATCGTTGCAACTTTAATGGATAATAATGCTTATACCATTACACAAACTATTGAAGGCCAAAATAAATTTGGTACTTCTCCAGTTCGTAATGCCTACTTTGCATTAGGTTCTACCCAACTTATTGGTCAACTTGAAGTCGTTGCGGGATTCATATCTCAAGCTCAATATCCTTCTAACGTAAGTGTTCTTGAGTCTGAATGGGGTAGCATCAGCAACCTTCGCTTCTTGTTATCATCAATTGGTTCTGTAACACCAAATTCATCTAATCTTGGTGCAGATGTATTCAATATATTCTGTGCTGGTTTGGAAGCATATGCGGTGGTAGAACAAGATGGTTATAAAGATACCTTTATCTACCGTCCTCCAATGTATGATGGTCCATTAGCATTGAATGCAAGCGTTGGTTGGAAGACAGCAATGGTTCCTCGTATCACCAACGACGAATGGGTCATTAACCTTCGTTGTACCAAATCATAAAGGAGATACCTATGGATAATACAATCATACAACAAGGTACTTTCACGAGTGATGGTACTGAAAGAATACTGCAACTCCGCAATGGCGTTGATTGGATTAGAGTTGTTAACTTTACCCAATCAGGCGCTCAAAATAACGCTGGCGTTAACTTCTACTGGCAAGCAGGCATGGCTAATGGAAGTGCTGTTGTTCAAGCAAAAGTTGGCGGTGGCGATGATATAGAACAGATAACGGTGACGAGCGGTGGATTTAGTTTCATCGATATTTCATCAAATCCTGTTGGAGCTTTAGCTGCTTTGACCTCTATATCAAATGCTACTCCTCCTCGTGTGTTAGTAGCTTCTACAGCAGGTCTAACAGATGGCGATGTTGTTAGATTTATCAATGTTACTGGTGCTCAGCAATTAGGCGGTATCGATTTTGAAATAGATGTAATCGACGGAACTCATTTTGATCTATCATTTATGAGTGCCATCGTTGCAGCTACAACAGGTCATTATCGTGTTATTGCTCACGGACCTTTGTTCGAGCCAGTGACAAGATTTATTACCGCTATTAGCAACGCAACTGAAGCAGTTATTACTTGCTCAGTTACTCCTAAGTATTCAGTTGGACAAAAAGTGCGTATCGTTAATCCTGATCCTGCTTATGGCATGAATGAGATTAATGGTTTAGCGGCAACTATCTTGGATGTTGATGAAACTAATGCAGAAATCACTGTTAATATTGATAGCAGTGCGTTCTCTGCGTTTGCTTTCCCAGTAACAGCTGAGACACCATTTACACCAGCTCAAGTAGTTCCTTTTGGTGAAGATACCGGAGAAGCTAATCTTGCTGCTGTGAATCCACTTGGAGATTCAGTAGAAAATACTGGATTTATTGGTGTTGCTCTTGCAGCGGGTGCAGATTCCCCTGCAGGTCAAAATAACGATGTGATTTTCTGGACAGCGGGAACATCATTTAGTGATCTTTAATTTGTAGACTGTGAGGGGGCTCGAGCCCCCTCCATAATTTGAAGGCGTACTATGAATTCAGAACAAAGAGTTTCCTCGGGTCTTTTATCAGCGCGTAATATGACGCCTATGAAAAAGGACCAAAAACAGCCAAAAATTGACCTCAAAAAGCAGCGTGATCGTGATCGTGAGATGGTGACGGGAGTTTTCCGGTTCCTTGAGATCCCGGGCGGTGTGGTGAGATTTCCTTTTAGAATGTATCGTGAAGATCCTATTGAGCGTTATGAACTTCATGATGGAAGGATTTATAAAATACCTCGTGGCGTAGCTCGTCATTTGAATAATAACTGTTTCTATATAATCCACCAATATCAAATGGATGAAGCTGGTAAACCAGTTGTAGGCATCGGCAAGAAAGTTCATCGGTTTATGTTTTCTAGCACCGATTTCTTGGATATTGAAGCATATACCGATATTAACCGTGCTCCTGATTTGGTAACCGTAGAAACTATTAAATAAGGCGTCCTTCTTTTATGAGCACCTGTTATGCAAATCCGAATCCTATTTTTCAGCCAGCCATGAGGTTGATAGCGTCGATAACTAAAAGCCCGAATGCTATTGTTACAACAACTTTCGCTCACCAGTATGTTGATGGCACTATTGTTCGTTTTGATGTTCCCCAGGCTTGTGGTATGCAGCAGATAAATGATTTGATATCGCCGATTATGGTAACAGGTGCTACTACGTTTGAGATATTTATAGATACGACTAATTTTGACACATTTGCTATACCAGGATCACCTAATCCGCATGATAATACCTGTGCACAGGTAGTTCCTATTGGTGAAGTAAATGAAACATTGAAAGCGTCATTAAGAAACGTTTTACCGTTTAATGCTACTTAAGGAGTGAGTATGCCAACAGCACCTTCAAGTACTCTACAAACAATACAAAACAAAGTACGTCGTTTAACACGAACTCCTTCTGAAGCACAACTTTCAAACGATGCCTTACAAGAGTACATAAATACCTTTCTGGTCTATGACATGCCAGAACATCTAAGATTATTTAATCTCCGCACAACCTTCAGTTTTTACTGTGCTCCCAATATTGATACGTATATAACAGATGATACGCTGCCAACAACCGATCCATTATATAATTTCAAGAACATCTATCTGTCTATGGCGTCACCCATTTTTATTGCGGGTTATCAACGTCAATTTAGCGAATCACGATCTGAATTTTATGCTCAATATCCTCTTATAAGTAATATTCAGTCTATTGGGGTTAAGGGTAATGGATTAAATACTATTTACTCTGGTACCTTATCAGCAGTTCCTGTTTTACAGAATCAAGTTCTTTTTAGCTCTGTTGATGTTAATAATGGTCCCTTAACCATTATCGACAGACCAGTAAGCGCGTTGGTTGGTGACTTATATGATGTTATTACGGGTAATAATGCAGGACTTATTAACTATATTACAGGAGAGTGGGATCTTGAATTCCAAACAGCTCCTGCAGATGGTCAGGCTATAAATTCTCAAACGGTTCCCTATCAAGCATCTTTGCCCCTAGCGCTTCTTTATTATGATAATAAGTTCACCCTACGTCCTGTTCCCGATCAACCATATAAGATAAACTTTGAAGCTTATATTAGACCAACATATTTGATGTCTACTAATCAATCTCCCTATCTTGAAGAATGGTGGCAATATATTGCCTACGGAGCGGCTAAGAAGATATTTGAAGATCGTATGGATATGGAATCGGTCCAAATGATTATGCCTGAATTCAAAAAGCAAGAGTTGTTAGTTCAACGTAGAACTATAGTTCAATATACATCTCAACGAGCAGCAACTATCTATACTGAGTATTCAAATCTTGGTGGTGGTATTGGTGGCTGGGGTTGGGGTGGTGGGTTGTTTTAAAGGAGGTACTATGGTAAATCCCTTACTTATTTGTGCGTTACCTATTATCTTTATGATGGTAGTAATTGTTATGATTCTCTATAAAAAGGATAAATAACCATGGCCTATAATCCTAATATACCTCAGGCTGGGGATATAATATCCCAATCTCAGGCTCAGATTCTCCAAAACTTTCAAGAAATAAATACGCTTATTGGTGTCAATCATATCGACTTCTCTGATCCTACAAACGAAGGTAAACATAAATTTGTTACGATGCCTGAACAAGGATCCGATCCTGTTACTGGAGCTACAGAATTAGCTCTTTATGCTAAACACTCTATATATGGTCAAGTTACTACAGAGTTATTTATAAGAGATCCAAGCAATGGCGGTGTTTTTGATATTACTTCTTCATTTGCAGGAGCTAACGGTTGGACATTTTTATCATCAGGTCTTTTGATGATGTGGGGATTCGGTAATGCGACTGGAGATACAGGGAATGTTACTATAACGCAGTTACCAGGTGGCACAGGACCAGTCTTCTCTGCTATTTACTACTTTTCTGCTCAATCTTATAGATTTGGCGGTGTTCCAACCAACGATTATGTACAGGTAACTAACTTCACAGCTACTACCTTCCGTCTTTTCTGTAGTGAAAGAACAACAACAAATCCGGCAAACGTTAATTACCGTTGGTTAGCTATTGGCGCTGTAGCTTAAAGGATTATTATGCCGTACGATCGTTTTCTGATTGCACCAATAAATACTGGTTATGAAACAGATCTTAAACCGTGGCTCATACCAGATGATGCGTTTGCTCAATTAACCAACGCCTACGTTTTTAGAGGAAGAGTAAGAAAACGATTTGGTACCGTGTTATCAGGAACTGCTGGCTCCACTGCTGATACTCGGTATCTATCTTCACGACTTGCAGTTAATATCGGTACAACTTCTGGTGCAGGCGGACTAACAGCTACGGTACCAGGTGTTATTGCCACCAGTAGCATTGGAAATCAGTTTTCTGTTGGCGCTACTATATTTACGGTAGTCTCCCAAGGAACACCTTCAAATATGATTAGAAACACGGGAGTCGGCGTTTCTACCTATAACACAACAAGTGGACAAGTTGTTATAGTGGGTGCTCCTGCAAATACCGATGTATATTGGTATCCGGGTAACCCAGTAATGGGAGTGACACAATACCTCATAGGAGAGGTTAACAATGATCCTACGTATGCCTTTGATACTCAATTTGCCTACACATATGATGGTTCTAGGTGGGTAAGATCAGTATTGGGAACGCCTCCTATATGGCATGGTGATGATACACAGTTTTTCTGGTGCGAAAATTATAGTGATTTTGCTAATGGAAATCCGTATATATTTACTACCAACTTTAATGCTTCCGTTCCTACACCTTCTGGTACTGACGATCCTATATGGTATTTTAATGAAACTTCTGGATGGGCTGCATTTTCTCCCGTTGTTCGTACAAGCGGTCAATTTGTTGCATCGTGTCGTATTATAGCATTTTATAAAGAGCGGCTATTGTTAATAAACACCATTGAAAATAATGGTGATATGATGACACCAGTTAATACCGCTTATAAAAACAGAGTCAGATGGTCACATTGGGGAAGCGCTTTTGATGCTAATGCTTTCCTGGAGCCATTTAATACAACAAGTGGCCTTGAAGGTGATGGTGGTTGGTATCTGGATCTTACGACCGATGAAGAGATTATTAGTGCTGAATTCATTAAAGACCGTTTAATATTGTTCTGTGAAAATAGTAGTTGGGAAATAGTGTTTACTAATAACCCATCCGCTCCTTTTCTGTCACAAAAGATCAATACGGAACTTGGATCAGAAGCGAGCTTTTCTTCCGTTCCTTTTGACAAGTTCATTCTGACTATGGGTAACATTGGTGTGCATTCATGTACAGGTGCAAACGTACAACGCATCGATGAAAAGATTCCTGATCAGGTTTTTGATATCGCTGATAAAGAAGAGGGTGTTAAAAGAGTTTATGGTATACGGGATTATTTTACTGAGTTAGTGTATTGGACTTTTCCAACTGATAACCAGAAAGATTTTAATAAGTTTCCTAACCGCATACTAGTATTCAACTATAAGAATCAATCGTGGGCTCTATTTGAAGATACCTTTACTGCTTTTGGATATTTTGGACAACAGCTAGGACTTACATGGGCAAACGCAGATTATAGCTGGGCACAGGCCAATTCGACATGGAGAAGTGGTATTATTAATGCCCAGTTCCGTCAGATTGTAGCAGGAAATCAACAAGGGTTTATGTTAATAGTTAACCCTGATTTATCGTTTAATGCACAGTCTCTGGTCATAACTAATATTATGGCTGCAGGACCGGTAGTCAATCTAACTATTATTAATCATAATTTGGTGCCCGGTGATTTTATTAAACTCTTTGGGTTTAGTAATCCTGACCTTAATGTTATATATAAAGTATATGATGCTATTGATGCCAACACTATAAGTATTAAAGATTTTGATCTTTCCTTTGTATATGCTGGCGGCTGTACAGCGAGTCGAGTGTCCAATATTAATATTACTTCTAAGCAGTGGAATCCCTATGTTGGGCAAAGCAGAAACGTTTACTTGGCTAAGATAGATTTTGGAGTATTTAAGACATCTGATGGTGAAGTTACTGTTGATTATTTCCCGTCTTCAAGCAACTTTTCTATGTTAGAAAATACGGCCCCGGGGACTGCTGTGGGAACTGGAACTCTAGAGACCTCTCCTTACAGGGAGTTTTATCCATTGGAGTTGCAACAAGAACTGTTATGGCACCCTGTTTATTTTCAGACTGATGGCGAGTTCATACAAATAAAAATATATATGTCAGACGATCAAATGCTGGATCCTTTGATAGCCGAATCTAAGTTCGAGTTTCAGGGTCTTGTGCTTTATACGCAACCAACGACGAGTCGCTTACAGTAAGGAGATGGTATGGTGTCACCTGTTATCAATCAAAGCTTCTCAATACCAACAACTAACGTATGGGATCTTAGTGCGGTAGAATCTTTGGAAATTAATGCGGATCTTAAAGAGCTGTTGGTTCGTCTTTATCAGAATGTTAATAACATATCTTTGGCAGTGAATGGCAAAGAGACGTCTTATTACAATACAAATGCCTTCCTGAATAATCAGTTTTATTTTCCCAATCCATCATTGAATTCGTCTACAGGAACTCAGCCATCGTGGCGACCAGTAATTCGTACAGTTGTCAATTTTGGTGCATTACCTAATGCGACTACTAAAAGCGTACCCCATAATCTTCCCTTAAATACCGTCAGTAGTGCTACCAACTATTACGGTGCTTCTACTGATCATGTTGCTATTGAGATGATAAAGCTTCCTTTTTCAAGCCCTACACTTAATAGAAATATAGAAGTAACTATTGATGATACTAATGTAAATGTAACTACTGCTATTGATTGGACTGCTTTTACTGATACGACAATAGTTATTGAGTATTTAAGTAGTTGATCTACGATTATAGGAAAGATAATCAGGTTTATTCAAGGAGATAGTATGGCTGATCAAAAGGGATACGTACAAGCAGTAATGGATAATCTTAAGGGTTCTATACCTCAAGGAGCACAAGATTTCTTTTTGGGTACACCGGGAAGAAATTTACAGCTATCCAAACTAAATCAACCACAACAAAACCTACAACAACGACTATTGGAAAGCATAGATCCTGAAGTTATCAATAAGTCATATAATTACGCTCCTATAAAACAAGAAGCATATAGAAATTTTGCCACCCAAGAACTTCCTGCGCTAAGTCAAAGGTGGTATGGACCCAATGGTGCAAGTATGGGCCGACCTGGCAAAAACTTTGCCGATGTAGAAGCTAATGCTTTAAGTAATTTCAAATCTAAGCAAGATTACTATGAGTCTCTTTTCAATGCTCAAAAGGGCGATAAGTATTTGAATCTTATCTCTACCCTGATGAATCCATCTAATGAGAACATATATATGCCTCGGGAACCGGGTTTTATTGAGAAGAATGCCCCTGGCGGTGCAGCTAATGCTTTAACTGCATGGAACGGTGATGAATCGTGGTACCAAAAGTTGCTACCTGGAATTTTAAGTACAATTGGCGGCTTTGTGTTGGGACAACCAGGAGGACAGTTGGGTCAATGGCTTGGTAGTAGATTTAATCAGGCATTCGGTTGGACAGGAGACAAAATTAGAGAGCTATTTAGCAAAATTGCTGGTATCAATTCATCCGGGCAACAGCTGCCACAACTTGCAACTGGTCAGGGATCACTACCAACATTTTCTCAATATCTTGATACAAATGTTAAGAGGTAACCATGGCACAAATATTACGAGAACCAGGACTTGCGGCAAATTTAGCAGATGCTCTTGGATCAGCTTCCAGCAATGCTCTCCTTCAACTTGCGGATAGAAAAATTTATGAAGCGCATAAAAAGCAACTACATAAAGAGAAAACTGAGGCTCTCCAAGGACTTGGTTTAAGACCAGAAGAAGCTTCCCATTTGGCTAATCTTGATCCACAGCTTGCCCAGATGTATTTGAGTAATCGCAACTTTGGTGTTCCAGAATATAACCCACAAATTGATTTTGGTCCTGAATTATCACAACCAAACTTGCCCTCATTTAATCAAGGGTTAGTTGACCGTTTTGGTACATCACCACAACAACAATTACAACAACAGTTACAATCGGTTTTCCCTAGAGGTGGTATACCAAAACAGGGATTACCAGAATTTCAGTCTGGTCCACGAGAACCACAACTAGAAGATTTTCTTAACGACCCAAGATTAACTCCTGCACAAAGAGCAAATTTGGCATTAAAGATTTCACAGGCTAAACAAAAAGCTACAGGATCCGCTTCTAATAATGCTGCTGGTATAACTCCTTACCAGCAGCGTCAATTAGAGGAACGTAAGAGAAAAACGGTGCGTCAGGAAAATAAGAAGTTCAATGAGGATTTGGATAAAGAATTATTGAATGTCACTAAGGTTGATAAAGTTCTTGATGAAGTAGAATCGTTACTCGATAAGGTTGGGTACTTTGATACAGGTCTTATTGGTAGCTCAAAGCCAAAAACATTACGAAGCAATGTAGCGCAACGACTTGATCAAGAATTCAATAAATTGATTGTACTTGAATCTAAAATCCAAGGACAAGGACGTGGATCAGATTTACTTAGACGAATGGTTAAAGAAGGTAAATTCTCTCTTGAGCAAAGCCCAGAAGTTATGCGAGAAAATCTTCGTGAACTCAGAGGTGTTAATCAGTCAGTTAGAGATTTAGGTGAAGCTCGTAAGCGCGTTCTCAAACAAGCTGGTGGCGAACAACCGGAAGATCTTTCTTCGTTAGTTCTTCAAGAAGTAGAAAAGAATGAATTTTCAGATTATGACTGGCAACATCCAGAGCTTTGGGAGTCGGGTTCGGTAATAGAAAAAGATGGTAAAACATACCGTCAAAATAATAATAAGTGGGTTCAAGTTAAAAAGGGATAAGCATGGCTAAAGTTCTCTATGGTGGTCGTCGTAAAGAACAATTATCTCCTGTTCAAGAACCACAAACCCAAGAGGATACTTCTTTTAGTGTTCCCCATACTGCTGCTTCTACCGCTTCGCGTGTATTTGAATCTTTGGGTGGACTTCCAGGGAATATACTTTCATTAGGTTTAGGGGCTACCAATTATCTTACTGGCGGTAGAACTCCCACGTATGAAGAATTTCAAGAAGGTAGGCCTCTTGCCCCGAGAACTTCAGCCCAGATACGAAGTGCAACTAAAGAACTTTCTGGTGGTTATACAGAGCCCAAGAACAAAGTTGAAGCATTTATAGGAGATGTCGGAGAAGATTTGCCATTATACTTGATCAGTGGTGGTTCATTTTTGCCCAGCCTTGGACGATCAGTGAGTAGTAATGCAGCTAGAACTGCAGCTAAAGAAGTTGGCGCTGGATCCTTAGGTCAAGCCGCAGCCGGTATTGCTGGAGGCGCAACATTTGATGTTATTAACAATAAAAGGTCTTTAGCTAACTTACGACCTAAGAATGTAAAAGATATAGCTAAGAAAAAGATGACCGAAGAATACAGTAAGGCTTCAGAGTTATCTTCAGAGTTAAAGCAAAATGCTCAAGGTCTTATAACGAATGTTGCTGATGATATTGATAAGCTTTATGGTGCAAGCGGTCTTCCATCACGTAAGGAAAAAGAAGTTATAAAGCAGCTTGAAAGAGTATTGGATTCTATCCGTGGCGATTCTATTAATGTTAAGAAGGCGTGGGATCTCAAGAAGCATTTTAATAAGTTGTCTCGAGATGAACTGAATTCAACAGCCAAAAACTATTACAATAGCACAGCTAAAAACCTTAACAACATAGTTCAACAATCAGCCAAAGCACATCCAGAATTTGGCCAAGCATTCAATACAGCAGAAGATCTTTATATATCCCTTAATGGTCAATCAGCTATTCGTGAAATATTAGAAAAGAATAGTGATCTGAAAAAAATCCTAGAAAATCCAGTTTCAAAGCTATCAACTCTTGGTGGTTCTTATTTGTTAGGAGGAACAAAGGGGGCTATTTCATCTATACCGATTACCGTTGGATTACGTCAAGCGGCTAGAACATGGGATTTTTTTAAGGGAAGGCCGGCAGCAAAAGAACTATTTAAGGATTTGGCGTATAGCGCTCTTGATGAAAATAAGGAGCTCTTTGCTAATACTTTACGTAAATTCAATCAAGAGGCAGCTTCTTTTGAACAAGAGAATCCAGAAGTTACTGATCAGCCAATTGGAAAAGTCCTTAAAGGTGGTCGTAAATCAATCAAGGCACACTAGCCAGATAATATACGATAGTATCCATCCCCAGAATAAGAACATATTGTCGCTGCACCAGAAGGCCCCAGTAACGGCCGCCATTCCGTATAAAAATATCTTTAATATCATGTTTTTCTCGCTACCACTAATATAAATATCGTTACTGCAATCGCAAATAGGTAAGGCACAAGATGAAATGGAGAGCAGCTGCATTGAAGAATCTCTATTTCTAATGGTGGCATAGTTCCCCCTAGTCCACGGTATCATGAGCTATTTGTTGGATAATAGCCTGTAAAATATACGTTCTCATATTACAGTTCTTTATGATATTTATCTCTTTCATACGCTTATATATATCATAAGGTACATCCAGAGTAATACGAACTATATTGGTTTCTTTCTTACGGTTTATTATTTTCATTTCTTATCCCTATAATCAGTATATACTCTTTTTTCATTAATTCAATATTTCAATAAAACATTCAATACAGATGTTTTGCCTTTATTATAGGCTTTTTGTTTACTAGGGCCAAGAATATTTACTTACCCTTAACAAGGAGATACTAATGGCAGTTAATTATCAACCTAATACGGACGTATATGGGTTAGGCCAACCTATTAAAAATTATTTTCCTGTACCAATAGTTGCAAAGAGAAGTCCTACAACATCTGATAAGGCACAAATTGGTACTATTTGGATTAACACAGTATCAAACTCTTTTTTTGTTTTGACTTCTATTGTTGCAAATTCTGCTACCTGGACAGATAATTTGTCAGTTGCCAATCTTACTGTTGGTGGCAATTTAACTGTGGCTGGAACATCAGCTCTTAATGGCGGTGCAACCATAACTGGCACCACAAATATTAATACTTCTGGTGCTGCTGTAACTACCATAGGTACCGGTGGAACAGGTGCAGTCAATATAGGTAATGCAACTGGAAATACCGCTGTGACAGGTTCCGTGACAGCTTCCACAGGATTTGTGGCTACAACCGGTGGTTTAACTGTTACAGCCGGTGGTGCCGGTATAACAGGTACTACTAACATTAACGTAAGTGGTACAGGTATAACTACCATAGGAACTGGTGGTACAGGAGCTACTCGTATCGGTAATGCTACAGGAAATACTGCGGTCACAGGCTCATTAACAGCATCTACAACTCTTACAGCTACTTTAGGAAATGTAACTGCTGCAAACGGTGATTTTGTTGCTTCTACTGCGGGTAAAGGTGTTGTATTAGGTGGTGGTGCTAAAGTTGTATCTGGAACAGGTGATCCAAATACTGTTGTTACAGCCCCACAAGGATCTCTCTATCTTCGTCTTGATGGTAGTAGTTCTTCTACGCGTGCTTATATTAATAGTGATGGCGCAACTACATGGATTGCCGTAACAACAGCTTCATAAGAATATGATACTATCCCTCTGGCATAGTGCTGGAGGGATTTTTCTAGGATAATTATGGTAAAGACACAGCATATTATTGAGATCGTTAAAGGTGACCGTACTTATACCTTTGTCATGCCATTGCAGGCGCCTCTTGGTGAGGCTTATGATGCAGCGTTTCAGGTACTTAAAACAGTAACTGAACTTGCGTATCAAGCAGCTGAAGGTGCTCGAGCTAAATCATTAGAAGAACATAATTAAATAGATAGGAGAGTAGATATGGCTACAGCTAGCGGGATACAATTGAGAGCAGATCCACAAAGATCGATTGCCTTCGGATCAATTGGTAGCAGTTATTCTGCTATTGGAACTCAATTAGACCAACCAATGCGCATTGTTTATATAGTGAATGGCACTGATGCATTACTTCAGTTTTCATTCACAGGTAATACAGATCATTTCGTTATACCAGCACAATCATATATTCTCTTTGATGTTTCCAGTGATCAGGCTCTAACTCAAGGATTTTATATATCAAAGGGTACTACCGTCTATGTAAAAAGAATTGGTACTCCTTCAAGCGGAACTGTCTATTTGTCTGCCTTTTATGGTGTTTAATAGAAAGGATTCGCTATGTCACAGTTATCTAATTTCTCGCTAGGAACCGGTTCAACAGATGTTCAGACGTTAACTGGTAACACTGGTGGTGCGGTTGGACCTACGGCGGGTAATATTAATGTTGTTGGTTCAGGAAATATCACGATAGCCGGAAATCCCGGAACATCTACGTTAACAGCAACCGTTGTTGGAACAACTAATCATGCTGTCCAGATTGGAAATGCAAGTGGTAGTTTGACTTCTATTGGAGTTGGAACTACTGGTCAAGTTCTTACGGGGGTTACCGGCGGTGATCCTGTATTTGCATCACCTGCTGCTAGCTCAATCACCATAACTGGTGATACTGGTGGTGGTTTAACCGGCAATAGTTTTACCTTTACTGGTGGAGCTACCGGATTAACGTTTAATGGTGCGGTAAGTACTGAAACTTTATCGGGTACATTAGTAGTAGCACACGGTGGTACGGGGGCTACTACATTAACAAATCATGGTGTTGTTATAGGACAAGGTACTTCGGCAGTCCATATAACTACTGCTGGTACAAACGGCCAGCTTTTGATTGGTGGTAATAGTGCCGATCCAGCATTTGCCAGTTTAACATCAACTGGTGGAACTATTGTCTATACTCCTGGTCTCAATACTTTAAATCTAGAGACATCCGGAGCAACGGCAAATTCATTTGTCACAGGAAGTGGTACTGCGACGCCATCTGCTGGCGTATTAACGGTGCCTAATGGTAGCAATATCAATACGACTGGATCCGGATCAACATTAACTATTAATCTAGTTAATAGCCCTTCAGTATCAGGCTCAGTCACCGCTGGTACGGGACTTGTAGCAACAACCGGTGGTGTGACAGCGACTGCGGGAAATATCGTAGCATCTGCTGGTAATATAAATGCAACTGTAGGCTCAATGTCTGCAGGAACAACCGTAACTGCTGGTACTGGTGTAACAGCAACAACTGGCAATATCACGGCGTCATCAGGCAATGTCGTAGTAACAGCTGGAAATGTTACATTGCCAAACACAAATGGTGCCGGCACTCAAGGCGAAATCACCTTTGGTGGAAATCGTTTCGTTACTAATGCCGGAACTTTGAATACGTTTGTTGGTCAGTCTTCAGGTACTACTAATAATACCGGAGCAAGTAATACCGGTCTGGGAGCTTCTGCCCTTGGATCATTGACGAGCGGTAATAATAATACAGCTGTAGGTGATCATGCGCTTGGGGCTAAAACATCAAATGATTTTAACGTTGCTCTTGGTGCTTCTGCATTATCTTCTCTTACTACGGGAGATAATAATATAGCCATAGGTTACAGTTCAGGTTCAAATTATACGAGTACTGAAACATCAAATATTGTCATAGGAAATCTAGGAACAGCTCTTGAAGGTAATACTATACGGATAGGAACATCGGGTTCTGCCGGTGGTCAACAGAATAGATGTTTTATAGCTGGTATTGACGGGGTTAATGTTGGATCAACAGCTCAAGTTGTTACTGAAGTTAGTGGACAATTGGGTTCAGCGGTTATAACAGCAGGTACCAATATTAGTGTTACTCCGGGTGCAAATACTATAACCATAGCGGCAACTGGCTCAGCATCGTTTTCGTGGAGTGTTGTAACTGGCGCTACACAATCAATGGCAGTTAACCATGGATATATTGCTAATAATGGTGGAACGTGTGTCATGACACTGCCTGCTACAGCGGCGGTTGGTGATATCCTTGAGGTGACTGGTATTAATAATGCTACTGGATGGCAAATAGCCCAGAATTCAGGTCAAACAGTTCATTTTGGGTCATCTAATACAACAACAGGAGCTACTGGCTCATTAACATCTACTGCAACTCGAGATTCAGTTCGATTGGTGTGTGTAGTTGCTAATACTGATTTTAATGTACTATCAAGTATAGGAAATATAACTGTTGCTTAGGAGATGACATGTCTACGAATAATAGTATAAATAACGCAGTCGTTGCGAATAATTTTTCATTACCAAATACCAATTCGGGTGGTTCTCAAGGAGAGATAACATTTGGCGGTTCCCGTTTTGTAAGTAACTTTGGAACGAGCAATACTTTTCTTGGAGCTGGATCTGGAAACACATCATTAAGTACCGCTGGGCAAAATGTTGGCGTTGGAAGTCTTTCATTAACTCTTCTTACAACGGGTGCTGCGAATACAGCTGTAGGTAGCCTGTCTCTTAATGCATTACAAAGCGGATCTGACAATACTGCAGTTGGGTCGGTCGCATTAACTGCGTTAACAACTGGCGGCAATAATACTGCGGTTGGATATAATACTCTTGCTACTTCAAGTACCAATTCCCACAATACGGCTGTGGGATCAACGTCTCTTAATCAGTTGAGTGGTGCCAATGATAATAGTGCATTAGGATTTGCAACACTGACTGCTTTAACAACGGGACCTCAAAATACTGCCATTGGTAGTAATGCATTAAGTACGGATACTACGGGTTCTGGTAATACTGCTGTTGGTTATAATTCCATGGCAAATTATAACGATTCTTCCAATGGTAAAGGACATAATGTTGCTATTGGATGGAATTCATTGCGTGATGGTAACGGTTCTCTTAGTGGCAATATAGCCATTGGTCAATCATCATTGCAAAACTTGAACGGTACCAGTTCAGATCGGGCGGGAAATGTTTCTGTAGCGTCTTATCCGAATACAACTCAGCAAATTACTACCGGTACATTCAATACTAATATTGGCCATCAATCATTGAATAATCTTACTACCGGAAGTACTAATATAGCTATCGGATCATCTGCTGGAAATTCTTATACTTCTAGCGAATCATCCAATATTGCCATAGGTAATAGTGGTACCGCAGCAGAATCTAATGTTATCAGATTGGGTACGTATGGAACTAGCTCTGGTCAACAAAATCAATGCTTTATAGCTGCAGCCTATAGTAATTTTGGAACTCAAAATGCTTTTGTAGGTGAGTTGGCAGGTAATACTACTCTTACAACTGGATCAGCCACTGAGAACACCGCAGTTGGATATAATTCACTTCATGCACTAACAACAGGTGGTAGTAATACTGCTGTGGGCAGAAATGCTTTAACGGCTCTTACCACTGGAACAAATAATGTAGCTGTTGGTGAATCTGCACTTGCTACGCTTACAACGGTAAGTGGTCTTACGGCTATTGGTGAGCAAGCATTAACTAATAGTACAACGGGAACATCACTTGTCGCCGTTGGTAATGGGGCGTTGCTTTCTAATACAACAGGGAATAATAATACAGCTGTTGGATATAACGCATTAAATTCTAATAGCACGACATCGGATAATACCGCTGTTGGTGCTGGTTGTCTTAGTTCAAATACTGGCAATAGAAATAGTGCAATAGGAAAAAATGCTGGGCAAGCATTAACTGGTGATGATAATACAGCTCTAGGATCTAGTTCTTTGTCAGGTGGTAGTAATAGTGCAAGTTCTAATACTGCAATTGGTTCAGCGTCTGGCGTGGCGATAACGAGTGGCGCAAATAATACGCTGGTTGGTTACAATAGTGGTAATGCCGTAACAAGTGGTGCTTCAAACATTGCTGTAGGTAAAGATGCTATAAAGCTTGTAACTACAGGAAATAGAAATATAGGCATCGGTGTATCTACCTTAGCTGCTCTTACTACGGTGGGTGATTTGATTGCTATTGGAGATAGTGCTTTAACTGCTAATACTTCTGGAACAGGAAATATTGGTATAGGGTCAAGCGCATTGAATGCTACTACTACCGGTACTAATAATATAGCTATTGGATTAAATGCTCAGATTACGGCTACGGGATCTTCAAATGTTGGTGTTGGTGGTGGTACATTATCATCCGCCACTGGTGGATCAAATGTTGCCGTCGGTTATTTAGCTCTTTCTAAAAATAATGTTGGATCTAGTAATACAGCTGATTTTAACATAGCAATTGGAGCCAATGCCTTATCGGCACTAACATCAGGTACTCAGAATGCGATTATTGGTTCCAATGCTGGAACATCTGTGACTACATCCACCAATAACGTTGGAGTAGGGCATGCTTGCCTTAATGCAGTCACAACCGGTTCCGGAAATAACGTTGCGCTTGGATCAATGTCATTACAGGGAATAACAACGGGAACTGGCAATATAGCTATAGGGGCTAATGCAGGAAATTCATATGCAACGGGAACTGAGTCTAATAATATTGTTATATCAAACACAGGAAGTAATGGAAATAGTGGCGAAATACGCATTGGTACCAATGGAACTCATACAACCGCTTTCTTTCAAGGAATAGCCGGCGTGACTG